GCTTGCCGCGCCTTCCAGCAGCGAACAATTGCCGTTGTACAACGTGCAGTTGCCTCCTGGGAAGCTATTTCTGGACTAACCGCACCGGTTTTCGAACCGATGGTGAGCGACTGTCCGGGGTTGGCTTCGGCTGTTAAACAGTACCTTGCGTCAAGTGTTTCTGACGTGGAGGAGTTACAGATGGGTTTCCAGTCTGTGAAAAAACTCCTCCCTGACTCCTGCCGTTGTATGGAGTCTGGTATGCTTAAGAGCCTCGTTCAAAATTTTGGGAAAGAGCCTCGCTCTCTCCCGCCCGGGTACCTTACGTTCGTTAAGTCAGAGGTTTCTCGACTCTTTCCCAAGGGTTGGGATACTGCCTACGAAGGGTACGTTTTGTCGACTTCGCCTCCTCTCAGTTCTTGCTGTGAGGCGGGCCGTGCGGCTGGTGGTTCGCTGTCCGCGATAGGGATAGGGCAGGACGCCTTTCTCGACCGTGTTCTCCATGGTCGGGGTCGGCTCTGTCCCTATTACGCGGGCAAACTACTTGTCGTGCAGTCGGCGGGCAAACCGCGTCCACTCTCAAAGTTCCCTGCGGAATCGATTTACTTGAAACCGCTCCACAAGACAATTTACGGGGCTTTGTCGAAGAGGGACTGGCTACTTCGGGGACCTCCTTGTGAGGAGTCTCTGAAGAAAGCGGGTTTTGTTGCCGGGGGTGGTGATTTAGTCTCTGGTGACTACAAGTCAGCCACAGATTGCTTACCGATAGAAGTTATGGAGTGTGCGCTCTCCACGATGCTTTCTCATGCCGTCTCTGTACCAGAGAATGTGCGTGAGTTGGCTCTTCGTGCGTGCCGTCCTATACTTTTCTCGGAAGAGGAGTCGCTTGAGGTCCGGGTCGGTCAAATGATGGGCAGTCTGCTATCATTCCCGGTCCTTTGTCTTCAGAATTACCTCTCCTTTCGCTGGGCCCTTTCGAAGGCCGGCGTTAGGAAGAAGGTGCCCGTTTTGATCAACGGGGACGACATCCTTTTCCAGGAGCCTCGTCCGGGGTTCGCCCAGGACTGGTTCTCCGTGGTATCTGAGGTTGGTCTTGAGGTCGAGAAGACCAAGACTTCGGTGGCTACTGGGTTCGGTTCCCTGAATTCCACGCTTCTGCGCTGGGATTCAGGTTTCCTTCGACCAGTATGGTCGCCTCGGTTCGGTATGCTCCGTCCTGCAGAGCATCCTGG